ATTATTTAAAAGAAAACTTACCTGCTTTGCGAGTGGTAACAAAGCTTGAACAGCTTAAAACTAAATATAATTTAAACAGACTTGATATCTTAATGTTTATTGAAACAGCAGAACATATGACTGATGATGAAATAAGAGCAATGTTTCAACATATAAACCCAATATGGATTTTATTTAGTAGCACAAGTCAGAAAACAGATAATGATGAGGCATGGGGGCATATTAATGTAAAAGAACAATCAGAATGGGATTCTTTCTTTCTTGATTTAGGTTACAGAATACACAAACATTTATCATTGCCAACAGCATGGAGTAAAATATATCAATTGATATGAAAAAAGGATCACAGGATAAAATAAAAGTTACCTTTGGTAAGCGAAAGAAAGGTAAAGCACAGAAATCATTCAATAAACATGACAGAAAAGAACGAACATACAGGGGACAAGGTAGGTAGACCCACAAAGTACAAAGAGGAATACTGTAATAAGCTGATTGAGCATATGGCAGAGGGTTATTCCTTTGATTCTTTTGCAGGAATTGTGGAGGTTCACATTGATACTTTGTACGAATGGGCGAAGGTGCACAAAGAATTTTCCGATGCCAAACATATAGGAACTGCAAAATCAATGGCATGGTGGGAAAAAATAGGTCGCATGGGTATGGTCAATGAGATACCATTTTTCAACGATAGGATATGGAGGCTGAATATGATCAACAGGTTCAGGACTCAATGGTCCGATGGTACAAAGAATGAAAACAACGATAAAGTAAAAACTGAGATCATTGTCAAATACGGAAACAAAACAGGTGGACCTATGGCTTCCGATAGCACATCAGACACAGGCGAAGGTTCTTGATTGTGATGCGAGGTTTATTGTTTTAATGTGCGGTCGAAGATGGGGCAAGAGTGTAATCAGTCAGTCATTGGCTATTGAGAATGCACTTGATGGCAAACTTGTGGCATATATTACCCCGACATATGGGTTGGCAAAAATCTTTTACGAAGAAATAGCAAACAGGTTAGATGCTGTTATTGCATCAGGTAATAAGTCAGATTTAGTCTTTAACTTTTTTTCAGGTGGATCAATCAGGTTCTTTACAGGTGAAAGGCTTGACAATTTAAGAGGTCAGAAATTCCACATGGCAATCATTGATGAGGCATCCTACATTCCGAATCTTGAACATGGTTGGCTGAATGCGATCAGACCTACATTAACAGACTTCAGAGGAAGGGCAATATTTCTGTCAACCCCAAAAGGGCAGAATTACTTTTATTCCCTGTACATGAAGTCAGGAGAAAAGGGGTGGCAAAGTTTTAAGTTCACAACATATGATAACCCACACATATCCCCTGATGAAATAGATGATGCAAGAACCCAATTGCCACCGGCTGTATTTGAGCAGGAATACATGGCGAATCCAATGGAAAACGCATCTAATCCATTTGGCAGCCAGTTCATCAAGCTATGCACTAAACCATTAAGCACGTTAGAACCCCTTTATTTTGGCATAGATTTGGCGAAGTCTGTGGATTGGACTGTTATTATAGGTTTAGATCAAAATGGCAATGTAAGCCTTCTAAAGAGGTTTCAAAGGGATTGGGGAAGCACAAAGCAGGAAATCCTAAACTTACCAAGAAAGCCAATTGTAATTGACTCCACCGGTGTTGGCGATCCTATTTATGAAGACTTATTAAGACAAGGTATTAATATTCAAGGTGTTAAGTTTACAAGTCAATCCAAACAGCAACTGATGATGGGGTTGCAGACAGCCATACAAACAGGCAGGATCGGTTTCCCTGAAGGTATTATTACACAGGAATTAGAAATCTTTGAATACCAATATACTCCGACAGGTGTTAAATACTCTGCACCTTCAGGCTTCCATGATGACTGTGTCATGGCTTTGGCATTGGCATGGCACAATATGAACTTTAAGGCAGGTTCAGGGAAATATAGTTTTCTTTAAAAAAAAGTTTAGCTTTTTGCACTTTGTATTAAATTAAGGTTTATATTTGCTGTATAAACAAAAGCACTTATTATGAAAATGCAAAGAGAATTATTACTTCAGATTTCAGAAGTTGAAACAAAAGCTGATGCTTTTAAAGTTGCTGAAAACGTTATGTTTGCTTTGAGAGATGGGCAAATAACACCGAAGCAATATGTATTGTTAATAAACGAATTATATGTTGCTTGTAAGAATGACAATATTTCAACTGAAAACGAATTAGTATCATTATTTTAAAACAAGGGGAGCAATCCCCTTTTAATTATTTTGTAAACAAATAAAATAAAAAAAATGAAACCTGTAAAATTTATCAAAGTAAAAGAAAATGCAATTGATTATGACATAGTTACATTAATCAATATTTTATCAGTTAATAATGAATTAGTTTATTTTTTTATCTGTGAATATGATGTTACTCATAATGGAGTAACAACTAATGAAAAAGATTTTATGCAATTTGATGACTATGAATTTGAAATTATAAATGAAAATTATAAAATAGCTTAATATGAAAAAGGAAAACTTAAATTTAATTTTAGCTTTATTAATCGGTGCAATCATTATTGGTTTAATTCAAGACAATTACTGTTTATGAAAATTTGCAATAATATATTTCTTCCAATTATTTACTGCGATTGCAAAGAGAATGAATGCCAAGCATCACCATTTAAAAACAAAAACATGAAACAAACAGCATTAGAATGGTTACAAGCAGAATTTAATAAATTGTCAGAAGGTAGATTTTTTATATCATATGATTTATTACAAGAAGCCAAAGCAATGGAGAAAGAGCAGATAATGAATGCTTATATTGATGGTGAGCATCAACAAGGTTTTGAAGGTGAAGCAGAACAATACTACAACGAAACATATAATAAATGAAACTACATAACAAAGATGTCATAATTGACTTGCTCACAAACAAAGAGCATTTAAGAGATAACGATCAGGCATTGATTGCGAATATATGGTGGCGAGAATTAGTCACACAGGGCAAAGACAAATCAACTGCATTTGAAATGCTCAAAGTATTCTCTGAAGGTAAACTTTCGAATCCTGAATCAATCAGGAGGGCAAGACAAAAGATACAGGAAGAACAGCCTGAACTAAGGGGGAAAAGTTACAGGGCAAGACACAGGGAGCAAGATAATGTTAAAGAACAATTAGGTTATATTTAAAAGTTTATTTATATTTGTAAAAACCACTTATTATGAAAATCGAATTAATCAAAGAGGTCAGCTTTTTAGGAGAGGTTAGTTATTACCTTGAAATTGATGGAAAGTATATTGTAGGTTCAATGACAAGCAAAGAGCAACAGGCGAATGAATTTTATGAATTTGTGCAGAAAAATAAGTCATTGAAGACAAAAGATGTAATTAAACAAACAGAAATATGATCGGTGAACTATTAAGAAAGACAAGACAAGAACAATCATTAACGCAGAAACAATTGGCTGCAAAATCAGGCATCAGCTTTGTTTCAATAAACCGAATAGAAAATGGCAATCCACCAAGATTATCCGTTGTTGAGAAAATTTTTTCAGCTATGGGAAAACGAATCACAATCAATCTTTCAGACAATACTGAAATACATAGTTAGTGTACTATGGTTCGGATCAGCAGTCATCATATGCTTTCCGATTGTAGTTGTAGCTTTATATTTTATGTTTACAGAATGGTACGATAAAATACACTATTAATGACTTGGCAGGACTTAAACTTATTTCAATATCAGCAGCTTGTTAATGCCCTTAAAATAGAAGATGACATTGACAAAACAGTTAAGCTGATCAGCATTGTAATTTCAAAGACAGAGAACGAAGTGCTATCAATGTCAATTGCTGATTTTAACAAGGCAAAGGAAAGCCTGAACTTTCTTGCAAATGATGTTGAAGGTAAGCCTGTCAAATACATTGATGTAAATGGAAAACGGTACAAGTGCATTTACGATGTCAGGAACATACCTGCTGCAAGATATATTGAGTCAAAGGTTTATGGTGCTGATCTTGTGACAAACATTCACAAGTTGGCAGCAACTATGGTCATGCCAATGAAGAAAACGATCTTCGGTTGGAGGCTTGACAAGTACGATGCAAGTAAACACGAGGAATACGCACAGGATATGTTAGAGGCAAGATTCGTTGATGTTTATCATTCCGCAATTTTTTTTTTAAGTGTATTTCTGAACTTGATAAAATGTTCGGAGGACTTTT